ACCTCAAAGTCAGTGCCGTCCGTACAGGCGTAATATGTCGTGTTGCCGTTACCTATCTCAGAGAACGCCTCAAAACCAGAAACGGCACCGGCCAAAGTGTATGTGCCAGTGCCGGTGGTGCTAGTCGTCTCCTTGACGCGGTCCTTCAGAACCAGTGCCATTTTACTTCAACTCAATAGTCAGGTTTGTTGCGTTGATGCGGAAGATGTCCCCGGTGGCGATTGCCTTGCTTGCGTCCAGCGCACCTATGAACAGGACGTTACCACCAGACCCCAGCGTGTCTAGACTATCTGTCTGATGAGTTGCTATGAACACATGAGTAATTGTGTTGTTTGTTCCACCGGACGCTGCGAAATCTATGTTGCTGGTGTTCTTACAGGTCTGCGTATTGGCGGTGTCTGTGGTTAGGGTCCAAGCAGAAGCTGCAACTTGTACCCTTGCATAATTGGTGAAGGTAGCTTCCGTTATAGCCGGAGTTCCAGATTCACCCGTTGAATCATCAAAATTGGATACCGCTGTTGCTAGCCCAACAAAAATGTTGTCACCCGGTGAGCTAAAAGATGCGGCGTTGTTTTTGAAAATAAAGCTAAGAAGCCTGTTTTCCAAAAAACTGGTTGCTGCGTTTGCTGTAGCCATCGTTTCTTCTCCTTATGTCCGAGGCCGATCCGGCAGACCTCTACGATAAGCGTCTGCATTTTCTCTCGCTTCCGCGAGATCCTTCAATCTACTAAGAGCTTCGCTGAACTGTTTATCGTACAACTGAAGCATGTCAGGCTCACCCTTCATGTAAACATACGCTTCATACAAAGATCCGTAAAGCAAAGCATTAGGGGCGTTTGTACTCAGCCAAGTCGTGCCACTGTCAGCACCTGCGGTAAGAGAGGCTGGACGATAAAAATAATGAAACTCACAAACATAGTTACTGTCAGGGGTGGGAGCCAAAATCAGATTATCAACATCAAACCTAGCGTAGTATTTAGGCGTACCTGTAGTGGCTGAATTAGGATTATATTCCTGTATGAAGTTGACATCCTTTTGCAACAGGAACTCTTTGGAACCACTGTTCGTTAGAGACAATGAAAAGGAAGCTAAAAAATCCGTTGGTAAGGACAGAAACGGATCAGTCTGTGTCATTGCACTTGTGGCGTTTTTACGAAAATACTCAAGATCAACCAGATAAAAGACGCGATCTTCCGCAGAGCGAATGAAGTCATCAAGGTTTGACACAAAGGCCGTCTCTGTGTTTTCCGTATACTCCTGTATAGCGGTCTTTAATTGTGCGTAGGTGTAAGCCATTTTATTTTCCTACACTATCGTGATGTTTCCAACCATCGAAGAATGGTTGGTGCATTGATACACAAGCGACGTGTCGCTTGGTTCGTGCGGAACGATGAACTGCGTCAGGCCAGTGGTAGAGTTGTAATTTTCTGTAACACCAGTTGTGAAAGCAGAGCCACCATTGGATGTTCTGATTTGCAGCGGGTGGCTACTCACGTTGGCAGTGTTGTCAATCAGGTAAGTATGACCCTTATAGAAAGTGAAGTTTGGATTGTCGCCTGAAGTAGCACCCGGACCAGTGAAAGTGTATGCCGAGCTTCCGTTAGTGCCAGCAGTGTACTTTGTTACCGGACCTGTGGTTTCATCATTCAACCTTATCCAAGCGCCGCCATGAGCGAAATAGAGACCACCTGTAGCGTGAACGTGAGCCACAGCCCCATGATAGGTTGATGCACTGGGCAAATCACTTAGGTTGGCATAGTAAAATACGATCTTGTTGGCACCAGAGCTAACGTCAAAAAGTCCATTGGCATCTATGATGTCGGTTAATACGCTGGAACTGTTCCCCAGCGCAGCGTAAATTTCGTTAAAATTATCGTTTATCTTGTCAGCGCCAGCACGGAGAGTGTCCCCAGAGCCGTCATTTGCGCTTGACCCTATCCCTACTGCTTGCTTTGCCATTTAGCCCTCGTCAAAAGTTTTGGTGCTTGAATCCAGCGTAATGCTGGATGAATCAAATGTCGTGACGCTGGTGGTAGTCACAGACGCAACACTTACTGTAAACGATGTTGTCAAAAATGCTATGTTTGTTGCCGGTAGCACCCCGACAGTCGCATTTTCACCTCCCCCGCGTTGACCACCGACGGTTGCGCTGCCGGAGTTTGCCGAGAAAGTATAGGTATCCGTGCCGCTAACCGTAATCGTATACCCCGAGCTGTTTTCCAAAGTTGACGAAGAAAAACCATCAAACCCATTTACCTTTTTAAAACGAACTACATCTCCAGAAACTCGGCCATGATTGACCTCTCTTACCGTAATGACTGCACTTCCTGAAGACCCTGAGGTAAAAGAATCTTTTACTAGTATTCTTTCTACAGCAGGCTCCGTCCTATCGGGACGAGCATCAGCAAGAGCTTCTGCACCTGTTCTGGCACGAAACGGCCCAAGTTGAGGATGTTTAACCTCAAACTCGTCTTTTCCTACTAAAAGACCATTCCATTCCCGCCGCATGTCTTTGTACCGATATCGAAGTCCAGATCGATCCGATACAGAATAAGCATTTTTCCCCGTAGCAAACCTAGCCATCAATTTACCCTAAAGTATTGATAGTTTGGTACGACATTGTAAGAGGCCCGATCCCGGTCCTCGGTCATGGCTCGTTCAAACTCTTCCTCATACACGGCTTTTAGAAGCTGAATCCTCTCTGGAGCTCGCTTCATGGCTATATAATATGCAAGGCCCGCAGCAAGACACGGGTAGAACCGAAATGGAACTTCCAATGTATTGGTGGCGGAGTCCGCATCATCCATACGTGTCAAAGCATTGTAGTACACGACATCCGTGCTGTTCTCCGGAGTCGGCCATACTTTCAGTGAAGGGGTAATCTGACGATCTAGGAAGAACTGAGAAGGACGCCCCTCTGTGCTCTTTGTTGGTATGTTTTGGTAGGCATCTCTACTGATACGCTCCAGTGCAAAGTCAGTGCTGCTACGGCGAACTACAGCAGACAAAATGTCGATTACGTCCGTGCCTAAAGAATATGTGGCAGTTCCATCCGTCAGAGCTTGAGTGCGCTCCACAATGGTCCATTGGTTTAAGCCGCGGTTAGCCCACTCGGCCAGCATCAGATTCAGAGATCTTCGCGCGGTCTTGAGATCGTAACCAGTGCGAACCTCGAGTCCACACCTCTCAAAAGCCTCTTCAATATAATCAGATACGTCTAACTCAAAGTCTGTGCTACCCGAAGTTGCCATCACTTTTTCTCCGCATACAGATTGTCAAAAATCTGATTTACATCCATGGTATAGTCTAAATCCGATTTTGAATAGTGTATGTGTTGAGAAGGTAAGAAGTCCGGTGGACCGTCGCCCGTCTCAAACCACGCTGGATGCGTCACCCGCACACGGTTGTTAGGCAGAGCAACGATATTACCCGTGTATGGCCCTGCATCCAAAAGCTCTAAAACATGGCTTTGTTTATGCTGCGCGGGATCATCCGCGATCTCGCTCTCGGTGTAATCTACCGTAAAATAGTATTTAGCCGGATAGAACTCCGCGCCTATTTTAGCAATCCACGGACATGGATGAGCCCTGTCTAAACGATAAACTGCGTGTGTATGGGACATGCAGTCCCAAGGTTGAGCTAAATGGACAGGCATAGGTTCCGGCCATTCCTCAAGAGGTGTATCTCCAACAAGAGCGGTTATGGGCATCCTTGCCCACATCGCGCCCCCGTGAACATTGGGTTGATCAGTGTCGTCAGCTTCACAACCGGTAAATATCATTTGAAAACTTAAACAGCGACTAGGCATAGTTGTCACTGCAATAGCCATGGCATGAAGAAACTCACCATGATAATTCAAATGATTACAGGTGTACTCTTTCCGCACCCAACACTTGAAGTGCGGAATATTGCTCTGAAGATATGGCAAATTACTTTACCTTGCCGCCCTTGGCATAACCCTTCTTCTTCATGCCGACTTTTCCGCCCGCAGCCATGCCCTTTGCTCTTACTTTGCCGCCCTTGGCATAGCCCTTCTTCTTCATCATGCCGCCGCCAGCCATTTTAGCGACCTTGCCACCTTTAGCCATGCCTTTGGCTTTTACCTTGCCACCTTTAGCCATGCCTTTAGACTTCATACCGCCGCCAACAAGAGTGGCTGCATACTCATCCATCGTCATATATTCTTTTGCCATTTTACGCTCCTACGCTTGACTTACTGAACCCTTAGTTCTTTTCCTGCGGTCCGCCATTACTACCCCACACCCCCGGGCGACCGCTGTCCCGGTTATTTTTTTGCCCCTGAACGGCCTTTTGGCTTTCGTTTTGTGGCCGACCTCGCCCCCGTTTTTAAGGTTGGTGACTTTCGCTCGCTTGGTGTTTGCGACGACTGTTTTACCTTTTGACCCTGCTTTTTTCTTCTTACGAGCTGTCGTAGCGCGTTCAGCCTTTGAGAGGCTATTAGCTTTAGCTCTTGGAAGACAACGATCAGGGTTTTTCTTATCTTTTGAAGTACCACACTTACCTTTGATA